TATGATGATGAAACTGGCAAATTACAAAACTCAATAGTTTTAGAGGTTGTAAAAGTATTACACGATAATTTAGTAAAATATAAGTTTGATGATAATACAGAAATTATGACCACAGATGACCACCCGTTTTATGTTGATGAAAATTATAGAACATTAGAAGTGGGTGATGAAGTTTTAAATGATGAGTTAAACAAAATTAAAGTAGTTAGTGTTGAAAAAATTGACGGACTTATAGAAACATACAACATTAACAGAACAAATAATGGCAAGAACTATTTTGCTAATAGGGTTTTAGTATCAGATGAGTCAGAAGACACTTAAAGAAAATAACAACTGGCAGTGGTATATGTCAAAACCAAACTTTTTAACAAGTGATGAGTGTGATGAGTTGGTTGAAAAAATTAAAAACACCGAGAAAGGTGAACAAGGTTGTTTAGATGACCACATAGGAGATGACCACAATACAGATTTTAGAAATGTAACGGAGTGGTATTTACATAAAGATATGAGAGATTATGTTGTAGGAGATTATAGTTCTTTACAACAAAAATTATTTATCGCAGGAAAAGTTTGTAATCAATTGTCTTGGAATTTTAATATACAAGAGGTTGAAAACAATATAAAGATGATTGAGTATATGCCAGGTGATTTCTTTACTTGGCATTCAGACTTTAATAATGGTAAGAGTTCTACAAGAAAATTAGCTATGATTATTCAGTTGTCTGACCCAAAAGACTATGAGGGTGGTTCAACACAATTAGCGATACAAGACCCAAAAACATTAGAATTTTATGAAATGCCAAAAGAAAAAGGAACTCTATTAGTTTTTTGTCCTTTATTATTTCATAGAGTTACACCAGTAGAAAGTGGTGTTAGATATTGTATTCAAGAATTTATTTTAGGAGATACCTTTGTATAAACCAGTAGATATGGATAGTCTAAAGTTAAATCAAAACTTTAGATGGATAGTAGAGAAAAAAAACTTTTTCAGTCAAGAGGAATGTGATGAAATGAAAAAGTATATTGACGAAAACTCTAAACGAGCAAGAGGACACGTTTCGGATTTAGAAGGAGACTCTATTAATTTCAAGTGGGGTAAAAAAGATTGTGTTATGAATATTAGCACAAATGAAAGACAAGATATACTTGATAAATTTTGGACTACAATTAATGTTGCAAATCAACTATATTATCATTATGATATAAAAGGAATTTATCATAATAGAATCCAAGCACATAGATATGATATCAATGATACATACAATCCACATTCAGATTTTCACAATTACAATTTATATAGTTCATTAAAACTTACATCAATAGTTTTTCTAAATGACCACACAGAATATGAGGGTGGAGAATTTATGTTGTTTGACGGAACAATCATAGAGCCAGAAGTCGGTAAATTAGTTATTCACCCATCATTTGCAGGACACGGAGTTGCACCAATAACCAAAGGACACAGATACTCTTGTGTTTGTTGGGCAGTAGGAGATACTTTCGTATGAGACAAAACGATAATTTTAAATTTGTAGTTCACAGGGAAAATTTCTTATCAATTAATCAATGTCAAAAACTGATGAGATATTTAGAAACAGGAGAACCAACTGAATCAGAACTCGCTGGTAATTACGATGAGAATATTCTGAACAAAGAAGTTCGTGATAATAAAGAAGTCAGTATTGATAACGAACAACTAAACAACAAATTAAAAATGGTATTTGAATTATCTAACCAATCTATTTGGAAATTCAATACACAAGAATTAGAAAAAGTAAAAATACTCAGATATGAAAATGGTGGTAAATATAAATGGCACACAGATTGTGGGTCAAGGGAAACTTCATTAAGAAAACTAACTGCCATTGTTCAATTGTCAGATGAAACAAAATATGAGGGTGGTAATTTAGAATTTGGAATCACGGATAAATCGGGTAAAAATAATTACACCGCACCAAGAACACGAGGTAGTATCATTGTATTTCCATCTTTTTTATCACATAGAGTTACACCAGTAACAAAGGGTAGACGATACTCATTGATTACTTGGATGCTTGGAGATTGTTTTGTATGAAGACAAAAATAGCACTCGTAATTTGTCCACAATGGTCAATTGAAACACCTTCGTTTGCCATAGGTAGTTTAAAATCTCATATCAACAAATCAAACATTGAGATAAAACAATTTGATTTGAATATTAGTAGTTATGACTACATTAGTTCAACTGAACATCATTATAAGTTTGTAGATTGGGGAAATGATTATCCTTGGAACGAAGAATATAATGTTAAAAAAAATGTAATACCTTATTTTGAAGAATATTGGAATCCAATCATAGACGAACTCTCAACATTTGATATAGTAACATTCACAACATATACATCTAATATCACGATTACAGATTATTTTGCAAGATACATCAAACAAAAAAATCCAAAGATACAAATTTGGTATGGTGGCCCTTATTCTTGGTATGCAGAATGTGCTGGACTCGTATCAAAGGGATATAATAAAGAGTTTGTAGATGTAGCTACGGATAGTAATGAGGGTGAAGTCGTTATTGCAGACTTAGTAAACAACTGGTTAGAAAATGGGAATTATGAAAATGTAAAAGGAATTTGGAGATGGGATAAACAATCACCGAGTTTTCCTACCGTATTACCAAAAGGTCGTAGTGGTAGAGAACCAATATTTAATGGTAACATTCCACCACTAAATCTTAACAAAGTAAAAAGTCCGAGTTGGGATAAAGAAGTTTTGGATATGTATAAAAGTGTTGCAAAAAAAGAAAATGTTTATCCAAAACTCCCAGTTCAGGGTTCAAGAGGTTGTACTTTCAAATGCACTTTTTGTCAAGAAACACGAAGATATAGATTTAAAGACTTCGATAATGTTGTAGATGATATGAAACAAGTTGTAAAAGAAACTGGCATAACTGGATTTTGGTTCACAGATTCTTTAATCAATGGTTCAATGTCAAAATTTTCAAAGTTTATTGAAAGACTTGAATATGAAAAAAATCAAAATGACTTCAATGTTACTTGGGGAGGTTATTTCAGAACACACAAAAAAATGGATTCTAATTTATTGAAAAAGGCGGTATCAGTTGGTTTAGATTATATGAATGTTGGAACTGAAAACGGGACAAATAAGATTCTGGCATTGATGGAGAAAGGACAGACCGCAGAAGATGTTAGTTTCTTTTTAAAATCCGCGTATGAAGCAAAAGCTTTTTTTAATGCTAATTGGATACCAGGATTTCCAAAAGAAAACTATATGGACTTTATGCAACAACTAAAATTTTTGTATGACAATAGAAAGTATTTTGAAAATAACGGATTGGTAAACCTTATGAGGTCTACTGACTTGTTAAACAATACACCAATTGAAGAGTATCGTGATAAATTTGATGTTTCTACTGACAATAAGTTAATCAACTGTTGGATAAGTAATGATAAAAGAAACTTTTTAGCAGTAAGATATCTGAGGTCTAATTGTACGGAAATGTTATTAAGAACTATGGGATTTACAAAAGACATTGATGATACAGATGAATCTACTTATAGTGTAGTTAAAGATAAAAAATTTGGTGGAACTCCACCTTATTATAGAGCTAGAGTATTTGCTGACAAATTAAATATAAAAAAAGAGGTATCAAAGGTAAGAAATAGAGTTAGTGATGAATACTTAAGTTCAAGATTTTTAGATTATAAAAAGAGTAAAAACCTAAATGATATACTAAAAGAAGAATTAAGTCAAACTTATAAAGCATTTATTTGGACTATTTTTAATTTGTACAAAAGTTCAGATATAGAATTTAGTTCCAGAGATAAGTTTGGTGGATACAATTTGAAAAATTCTTACTTTAATTATGATATTAAAGTGAAAACAGATGAGAATAATATCCTATCAACTTTTAAATATGAATTGTTTATTGATAAACAAGATAAAAAACTAAATGATAAAACCGATAAATTCGATATACACATTAAAGATGAAGTCGTGATAGACTTAATTGGTAAAAAGATTGTTAAAGAAAAAAGTGATGTTGTAGAAGGCGATTATTTAGATAGTAAAAATTTTTACAAACATAAACTCAACTTACCAAGAACTCAATTGACAAATCAATATTAAAAAAATTACATTTTGAGATTTAAGTAAGATACTTATTTATATCTAAGGTTATTCACAATGAAAACAAAAACACTATTTGACCACATAAAAGAAATTACAAATTCACAGAACCCAAATTATTGGGAAGATATTTCTGATGCCGATAAAAAAACTTGGTCAAATTATATGGTGCATAGATTTCTATCAATGAAGCCAGAGTGGATTGAAGTTGTAAATGAAATCCAAAGATATTGGGAGTTAGAACCTAAATCAGTTTATCAATTCTACACCAATGTAATTCCCAAAGGTAGAACATTTCTAAGATACACAAAATCTAAGAAGAAATCCAAGATAGAAAGTTGGGCTATGGACATATTATGTGAATACTTTGAAGATAGTTCAGAAAATGTCGAAAAAACACTTGACATTATGGGTAAAGATGTTGTATATTCTATTGTATCCAAATATGGTGTAGATGAAAAGCAACTAAAAAAAATATGGAGTAAATAATGATTAAAGACACGCCAAAGGGATTGCCAGATTCAGCTCTTGATTTTGAAAGAGAACCGACAGAAGCACAAAAAGAAATGGTGGACACACAAGATGTCGTAAGATATATGGAAAGAACTTATCCTGAGATGACAGGTGAGTTTCTAAAAATACAATCAGAACAATATGAATTGTTTTGTAGAAAACAATATGATTATGGTCCACAGAATATCGCAGTAGGAACAATTCTAAAAACACCAGAGGATATTAAATTATCACTATTAGGTTTGTGGTTCAGAATGAACGACAAGATAGAAAGAATGAAAACATTATTGTTGAGAAACGGAGAAAATTCAGTTGAGGGTGAGCCCGTAACTGATAGTTTTTCAGATGTATCAAATTATGGGGTTATGGCGCAAGTCGTGGCAAGAGGTAAATGGGCAAAATAAGTTATAGTCAATTTTCACAATGGGATAAGTGCCCACAGATGTGGAAACTTAATTATGTAGATAAAGTCG